AAGAAAACTGCATTGTGTTCAATTACTTCGAGGGTGAGCAACTTGTTAACAAAAAGTTTCGCGATGGTCGCAAGAACTTTAGCGAATCGAAGGACGGCAAACGCATACTTTACAACGTCAACAACATCATTGGCGAAAAGGAAGTTTACATCGTTGAAGGTGAGTTCGATGTTCTTGCGTTACATTCTCAGGGTATCACAAATTGTGTTAGCCTTGTGAACGGTGCAAATGACCACGATGACCAATGGATAAATTCAGAGAAGTATCTGAAAGACGTTGAACACTTTATCATAGCGGTTGACAACGACCCGAAGGGAATAGAAGTAAGGGAGAAAATCGCACACCGTTTAGGTAAGTGGAAATGCAGTTACATTGAGTGGACTGAAAAGGACGCGAACGGCTCATTGCAGAACGGCACACTTGAAGAGGACTTGAAACAGGAGGTAAGGTTTCCTGTTAGTGGCATTCACTCCGTCAAGGATTTAGAGGCTGGAATATTTGACCTTTACCGAAACGGGTTGCCGAAAACAATCAAACCGAAGCATCGAAGTTTTGACGGTATCAACGATATTTTCAGTGTAATGATGGGGCATCTTGTGACGGTCACGGGTATTCCTTCGCATGGGAAATCGAATTTTACTGAATGGTACGTGTTGAATTTGGTTCATGATTACAACTTAAAAGCGTCTTTCTTTAGCCCTGAACACACACCAATGAGTTTACATCAAACGACATTTATTCAGAAAGCTGTTGGTAGAAACTTTTGGAAGGAAACGGACGGACTTCCAAGAATCACAGAAACAGAAATTGATCGTTACACGGATTGGGCTAATGAAAAGCTATACATAACATCGCCCGAACGTGGTCAGGTTGCTACATGGGAATGGTTGCTTGATAAGTTTAAAGAACAGCTATACAGTTACGGAGTCAACATTTTTGTGATTGATGCTTTCAATAAAGTTCAAATGCCAAGCGGTAACCGTCTAGAAATGATTAACGACACGTTGACCAAGTTGACCAGCTTTGCACAGACGAACGATGTTCTGATATTCCTTGTAGCTCATCCTACCAAGATGAAGAAAAAGGAGGGAACGGATGAATACATGATGCCGACCCTTTACGATGTTTCAGGTAGTGCCGATTTTAGAAATCAAACGCATGATGGTTTTACGATTCACAGAATGTTCGGTGATGACCCATATACGGAATTTGCCAACATGAAAACGAAATATCAGTTTCAAGGTAACATCGGTAAAAAAGCGTATTTGGATTACGATTTACCTACTGGAAGGTATTACGAACGCGGTCAAACACCTCCACGTTTTGATATGACATTACCGATGGAAGAACAAACATTAACGGCTATGAAGCCAAATCAAACATTTGATATAGATGAAGAGGACACGGACGAAATATCGCCTTTTTAGTGAAATGAAGGTAGTTGATGAATTGCAAGAATTGGCTATTAAAAAGCCGACAAAAGAGAACATTGCTATTTATCAAAAGATGCAAGATTTATTCTTTGAGCATTGCGAGTATGAAATGAACAGGAAATAAATTTGCACAGGTGAAAAACGTTTTCGACATTGCACTAAAATTAACGAGATGAAATACAAACTGAAACACTTATCGAAGTATTGCTGCAAGCCAGCTAATGAGTTAGAATTTGAAGCGGTAAAAATGGCTGCTGAGTTGGGAGGGGTTAACATTGACCCAAACATTGATTGGGAAGAACATTCTCATTCGCCTTATCTAACGGTTGAAGATGTTAATGACTTTGGAATAATGTTCTATTGTTTTGTTGATTCTGAAATACCCGTCCTAGAATTCTGCAACAAGCTACGCATGACCGAAGAAGAAGCGGAGAAGTTGGAAGATGATAGGGTTCAATCTGACATGATGAGTAACTGGGATTTGATTGATAACTGCAAAACATTCAAAGCACTTGACGGTTACAAATGGCGTTTGTCCGATGACTGCAAAGAGGTTTACTTGGTTCGTGCGACATAACGCACTTTGCATATCGCGTATCGCGAATTGAGATAGAAACAATTTAAATTGTGTGGTATAGCACACTAATTGAGAGAAATGAAAAAGACAGCACTAAAACAACTGATTGAGCAGCTTGAAGAACAGAAAGAAGCGATACAAATTCCAACGTATCAGAAAGGATTGGAATACGCTATCCAAGCGGCTAAGTTGAAACTCGAAACGGAACGGGAGCAGATTGAGGATGCTTACAATGACATGAACGCAGGTGCAGGAAGCTCTAAACAATACTACAAAGACACTTACGAAATGCAATCTATCATAAACAGCACACAAACAACTGATAATGGGGTTAATGTATCGGAAAGGAAACATTAAATGAAAATAGAAGCTAACGAATACCTTCAAGTGGGCTACGACCCTGTGACATTCCAAAGCGTACACCGTGAGGACTTAAGACGTGTCAATAAAACAGCCGTTGACCCTAACCCGATTCAGAACCAGTATTGGCAAAGTCAGGGTTTGCAGTATCATCACATTTTTGTTGAGCCGTTCATTGAGTTCGCTAAATACATACCTAACAAGTACGACATCATTCACTTTACTAAGGGTGCGACTGATTACGAATTGAAGCTGGCAAATAAGATTTTGAGCGAGAATGGAAAAATAATTGTCGAATAATTTGGTGGTTCGGAATCTTATGCTTTACTTTGATTCATCAAAACACAAAACAACAAAACGATGAAAGCAACAGTATCAAATTCAGAATCAGGAAAAATTCAAGTATTTACAACAAAAGAACTAAAAGGAAGAGGTGTAAAAAATATGGGTTTAAAATCAAATGGTGAAACGAGATATTTACTTACTCAAAAAGCATATGATAAAATTCAACACAAATGTGAATGGATTGGGTAAAATTAAAAGGGGGCGCGGTATCCCTAGACCACACCGTAAAATCCAACACTTGCGAAGGTAGGATGGTGCAGCAAGTGATAGCCTCGTTAATTCGGGGCTTTTTTGTATCTTTGTACTATGCCAGTTTACAAATGCAACGGTAAGTATCGAATCGGTGGAGGTAAGTGTATGTATAACACTAAAGCCAAAGCAGAAAAAGCATTGAAGGCATATTACGCTAAACGGAATGGCTAAATACAAGGGGTACGATATAACAAGAAGTTCAAGGAAAGGTAAGAAGTACAAAGCCTGCAAGAATGGTAAGTGCGTTCACTTTGGTGCTTCAGGTTATACGATTAGACCTAACACACCAAGAGGTGATAGTTATTGTGCAAGAAGTGCTGGAATTAAATCAGAGCCTAATTCTGCTAATTCATTCGCCCGTGCTTTGTGGTCATGCAGAGGTTCTAAATCTGTAAATAGCAAACCTTTCTTTGGTAAGATAAAATTACCTTAACTAAATTGTTAGTTTTGCAACTAAAGTTTTAGTTGATGCGTAACCGAATTATTATTAATTCTAATTAATTATGGCTGACGGAAGAAGAAATAACGGTGGTCATAAAACAGCAGGAAGAAAACCAAAGGCGGAAGAAGATAAACTCATTGAGCGATTAGATGCTATTATCAATCAAGATGAGGCTTTAGACGCTTTGAAGAAAAAGGTTTACAAAGGTGACGGCAGGGCGTTAGAACTTTATATGAAGTACCGTTACGGACTTCCAAAACAAAAGACCGAAATCACAATGGATAACGAGCCGTTTATCCTAAAGCTAAATGGAGTTAAGTCCGAAACAAAGTGAAGCGTTTGAGTTAGCCACTTCGGGTGAGAAAGACATAGTTCTATACGGAGGCGCGATTCGTGGAGGTAAAACATATTGGCTACTAACTACCTTCTGTTACTTAGCTTCAACCTATCCAAAGTCTCGCTGGGTTATTGTCCGTGAATCCTTACCAACGTTAAAGCGTACAACCTTAGTATCATTTGCCGCGTTGTTGTCCGAAGGGTTAGACAAGTACGTTCAGGACTTCAATAGAGACACCTACACGGTAACGTTTCGCAATCAGTCACAGATTATCTTCATGGCTGAATCCTTTGACACCGACAAGGAATTGAACCGCTTTAGAGGTCTTGAAATCAACGGTTCAGGAGCAGAAGAAATAAACGAGCTGCAAGAAGCTACGTTCTACAAACTCATTGAGCGTTCGGGAACATGGTTAAAAGCTGGTGATGTTCCTGCTGTCATATTGGCTACGTGTAACCCTACGCATAATTGGGTAAAAGCAAAGTTCTACGATAGGTGGCGTGATGGTTCATTACCCGAACGATGGGCTTACATTCAGGCTAAGATTACCGATAACCCTTTCATTCCTGAAAGCTATTTGCAAAGCCTTAAGGCCAATATGATGCCAACGGATTATCAAAGGTTTGTTGAAGGAGATTGGGAGGCGATAGAGGTTAAGAATCAGTTTGCGTACAACTTCAAAGACCACCATATCAAACCGTGCTACCACTTAGCTGAACGTGAGTTGATTATCTCTATGGACTTTAATATCGAGCCTTTCGCGTTTATTTACTCTCATGTATGGCAGGATAAAGAAGGATGGCATTGTCATATCTTCATGGAAGAAACGATTGAAAGCGGGTCTATTCAGAAAGCCGTTGAGAACATTAAATACAAGTTTAATCAGTACACTTGGAATTGCATCATTACAGGCGATTACAACGGGAATAAACGCGAACTAAGTCAGAACGACCATGCAAGCAATTTCGAGCAGATTAGACGCGAATTAGGCATATCAGCAAGGCAGATACAAACAAGCCCGAACCCGAAGCATATCAATAGCCGCAACGACCTGAATTATGTTCTTTACCATTCAGAAGGAAAGCCACACGACATTGATTTCAGAATAGACCCACGATGCGAGAATACCATTCGTGACCTTAGATTTGTAGAAGCTGATGGT